GAAGACCTCGGCGCGCATCGCCGCCTTTTGTTCCGACGAAAAGGCATCGCTGGAGAAGAACGCCTCACCAAATTCATGTGCGTCCACATCAGCGCGGCGGGCATCGAGGTTGACGAATAGACGCGGGCGGGCGCCGTCCGAGTTGTGCAAATAGAATCCCGCCGCACCACTCTGACCATGCGCCTTGGCGTTAAGCGCGAAGTCCGCATCGTTGAGGGGCACATAATCCACGTTGCGAAATAGCCCCTGCATGGCCGCCGTGCGGGCGATCTCGTCGAAGCTGCGCGCTTGGAACATGTGCGCAATATCGCCGCCCGCCAGCTCCACATCGGTAAGGAATCGGTTTAGCTCGCGGTCAAACCACTGGTTACGCTTCACCGCACCTTGCCGCTGCAGTTCGGGAACGGTGGCCTGGATGTCCACCAGCATACGGCCGATGTCGCTTTCGGCTCTGGCGACAGTGCGATTGCGGGCACCCAAGACCCGGCTGGCCGCGCCACCGGCCCCGCCGAGCGCAGTCCCTGCGCCATAAATCAGATTAGCGCCCTCTTCGTCGCCGCCGCCACGGGTCAGCTCGGCAAACGGCGCAGAGACGATGGCGCCCTTGGTCGCGCCGGTGGCCACCGCGGAGGCACCGCGAACGCCCTGCACTACATAAAAGTTGGACAACCGCTCCATCATCTTGCGCGTCTTGGGCGACAGTGTCTCGTTGCGTGCCAGTCTGGCTGGCGTTGACTCCATTGCCATGAACTGGCTGGGTTTGGCTACCCGCTCGCGGATGCCAGCGGGGATCTTGGGGTTCTTGGCAATCGCCTGCCGCGCCATAATGTCGGCACCGTTAAGCGGGTCAGCCGCCTCGCGCAACATGACCGCCGCCTGCGGGAACTTGTCGCCGACCCAACGCAGCGTGCCAGCGCCCCCCTTGTGGATGACGTAAGCCGCCGCTGCCACGTTCATGGCATTCTTGAGCGGCTCAGGCAGGCTGCTGTAATTCATGCCGGCCAAGCCGCCGGCGTAAAGCGCCACGCGCCCCTTGCTCCACACGGCATTCTGGAATCGCTGCACCTCGCGCAGAGACTGCTCGGTTGGGCGGGCCATCTTCTGCGCGCCCTTGCCAATAGCATCCAAGATGCGCGCACCGCCGCCCTTGGCCGCGGTCGAAACACCAAGCCGCGTCAGCCCAGCACCAAAAGATGTCCAGACTAGCGGGTCGGCCCCCATTTGCATAACCATGGCCTGCGACTCCGCAGGCATCTTTTTACCCCAGACCTGATCCATGTAGTTGGAGCCGGTCAGCCAGTCAAGCGGGGCGGCACCGGCAGTCATTAGCGAGGACGTTGCAACTTCTGGACCAGCGCCCTCGGTGCGCTTTTGCTCTATCGACTTGAGCCGCCCGCGGAAGCGCAGGTGCTGCTGGTATTCAAATTCTTCGACATCCTCCGGCGTCACCGGCTCCAGCGTCATGCCTTGGGCGGCGTATTGCTTAATCAGCGCGTCATCGCTCGAATCTCCAGCCAGCCCGCCGGTCTGCGCGACCTTGGTGCGATACATGGCGCGGTCCATCTCGGTGATGAACTCGCCAGTTTCCTTGATCTTGTAGCGCGGCCCGCCAAGTCCGGCCAAGCCGTCGTTCATTATGCCATATCCTTGCTGAAGCAACTCGCCAGCGTAATTGAGCGTAGCGGGCGAGCGGTTGATGGCGTCAGAAACCGCTGCGGGCCACATCGCCGGATTGTAACGAGAAATATATTCCAGCCCGTCCTTGGCCGGAATGACATCGCCGTCCTCGTTTCGAGGATCGTAACGCAGCGGCGACGTTACGCCGTCCGCAATAGTCACCACCAGCCCGCCAACGCCCTTGGCTGTGGCCATGAAATCGCTGTCCAACAGACCCTGCTCTTGCAGCGTCTTCTTGAGCTGGGTGCGGCGGCGCCACTCGTCCTTGGGCAGGTCTGGCGCATTCGGGTCGTTAAGCTCCAAGACCTGCTGCACCAGCACCTGCTCGGCGGGAATCTCAGCTTGGGCCTCTGCCGCCTGCATGGTGACGACCTCTTCGGGCGTATACTCCGGTCCGTCCGAGAACATAGCCTTGCCCATGGGCGTGGCCAGCAACGTGGAGAGGCGAGTTGTTTCCTCGTCACGCTTCATCGCCACGACTTCCTCGGGCGACAGCTCTTGTCCGGGTTGTAGCATTATTACTGCTGGTTGACTGGGCCGATGACCTTGTAGGTCACGCGGCCGTCAGGATGAACAACGCGCTGCGCGCGGTTGCCACCAATCACAGTTTCTTCGCCTAGCGAGGCGATGGCCGCCTTGATTGGATCAGTCATCGCCGCTTGCCTCGCTGGAGTCATTACCGGGGTCGGCGCGGGAGATGCGGAGGGGGCCGGCGATCCGGTCGGCGATGGCGTGCGAGACGGGTCGGCCGCCGGCATAGGCGAGCGGCTCTGCACAATTTCCTCTACCGGCCGTCCAGTCATGCGCGACTCCAGGCGATCCAAAAAGTTCTCAATGTCGTTTTCTGCTTGGGTAAAATCTTCCATCGGTAGCTTGGTCGAAAGGCGGCTCACCGACTGCTGGGCCTTTTGACCTTCCACGTCCGTCACGGGTCCGGCGCCCTTCAGTTCGGGGAAGACGACTCGAAACACGCCACCCTCGATCTGTTTGAGCAAGCCCTCAAAGCCAGCCGCCGCGGTGCCAGCCTGCGCCTCGTTGGCAAGGCCAAACATATATTCTGGCCGACCAACCTTGTAGCCGATGGCTGCGGGGCGCCCCTTGTGGTTGCGCAATTGATTGAGTGCGTCTCGCATGATGTAAATATTGTCCAGCGAGCGCTTCTTTTCTTCTTCCGGTTTTTTTTGAAAGTCCGCCAGCTTTAGTTGCAGCTCTTCCTGTTGCATCTTGCGCATGGGGTCGTTCGCCGCCGCCGCCGCTTGGCGCTCGGCCTTCATTGATTGCGACATGTCTTCAGCCGCTTGTGCTGGCGTTGTGCTTATGCCCAGCATGTGGTATTTTTCCCACTCATCCTTTATGGCGTCTGGCCAGCTCTCGTTGTAGGGCTGCCTTAGAAAATCAAGATTGGCCTGCCTGCCTGTTGGGGCAATGGCCATGTTGGCAAAATCTTGTGGCGTTGGCTCTCGAACGCCCTCCGGTTCTGGGGCGATGTCCAGCGTAGCCAAAGAATTACGAATGCTGGTTTCGTTGGGGTCGTAGGTTGGGGCGCTCATTAGATACCAGGAGGATAAGGAAGCGGCTTGAGTCCATTGGCTGCGCGGCGGCGGTTGGCCGCGTCCCATGAGGCGCGTCCTCCGGGAATGGCCGGCGCTGGTGTTGCTGCGGGAGTTGGTGCGCCGGCGAGAGCGGGAAGCGGCGTGTCCACGGATGGCGCAGGCCCGCCTGTCGGCAGCGGAGGCTCAACCGGAGCCATGCCAGCCGGCGGCGTGTAGGTCGCATTGCCGCCTGCGATATTCCCGGCATTCTTTAGCCCCGCATTCACAAACGGCTGCTGCTGCTGCACGCCAAGTTTATTACCAACCAACTGCGCGTTGATCATCGACGGCATCAGCGGCGAGATGGTTTCGCTCACATTGTACCAATCCATGTCATTCTTGAGCTTGCCGCCAGAGACCGCTTCAAGCTGATCCATGGAGATGCCCATCGATGGCGAGACGACCTTGAAGACATCCTTGAAGGCGCGGCCCTTGGCCTTGCGTCCTTCGATCTCACCATACATCTGCCCGATGCCGGCCAGCGCCCCGCCAATATCCTGGCCGAGCTGTCCCATGGACTGGGCGTTGGTTTGCGCGGCGCCCATCATGCCTTGGGCGATGATGCGTCCGCTTTGATCTGAATCTTGGGGTGCGTATCCAAACATAGTTTTGTTCTCCTTCGTTGTTGATTAAGCTGCTTCCGCCCGCAGGTAGCTGGGGCGTTCTTTTTGTGACCATCTGAGCTGATCACTCACATTGCTCACCAGTTGGCCAAGCCGTGGGCACAGCACCTCGGCGGGTCCGTCCTTGGCCATGCACGCCGTGCAGGCGGTCACATAGTCAGGGTTGTCGGTCTTGTCGTCCCGCTCCTGCCATGACTCGCCGACCTTCTCGTAGCGTCCATGGTGGATGGGCAAATTGTTCTCCTCGATGTAGCGCCACACGTCCTCATCGGTGAAGAGGCGGATGGGGAAGACGAGGCTGGCGCTGTCCAGATTGCGCGCCACATCGGTGCGGATCGTGATGTCGCCGTAGACCGCATCCGTATCGCTCGCCTTGTGGCCATGGAACATCGCATCCCACGGCCAGTTGAACGTGCCGGTCGGCCGCTGGTAGATGTCCGCAAGTCCGCAGACAAAGTCCTCGCCGTCCTTCGGGGCGCGGATGCCGGTCGGCAGCATATTGTAGCGGGCGCCGATCTGGTAGTATCCGGCGATCTCCACCTCGCCCCCGCCGTCCTGCACCATCGTGGCCGAGGGCGGGAAATCGTAGACGCGCAGTCCGTAGTGCTGGATCACCGCATCGGCGAACCGATACTTGTGCGGCTGCCAAGGCTCGCGGTGGAAGACAACCGGCAAGTCATCCCGGTGACGCCGCACCAAGTCCAGCACCACCATGCTATCCTTGCCGAAAGAGCAAGCGATGCACGGATTGCCAAACTCAACGAGCGACTGCTCAATGAGCCGGTGGGCGTAAGAGACTTTGTCTTCGTAGGTCATTAGAAAGAAACGCCGCCGAGGGCCATGCCCATGCCGACCGAGCCGAGGCCAGAGGCCACACCGCCGCCGATCCCGCCGAGCATGCCCATCATGCCTGCGTTTTGCTGCGCACCGGCCTGCATCGCCGCAGCCTGCATGGCGGCGTTATTGTTAAGCGCAGAATTTCTCAAGCTCATCCCCATATTCGTGTTGAAGCTGCTTACGTTGCCACTTTGCTGGAGCGAGTTGTTAAAGATGTTACTCACCTGATTCTGCGAGGTGCGCAGTGTGTCGCCGCCGAGGCCGAAGGCGGGTCCGAGCGCCTGACGATATGGATCTGTCTCCATATACATCCCGCCGAGACCAATCCGCCGCTGACGCCGCGCCAGATCCATCTGGTTCACGCCAGCCGCAAACCCACGGCGCGCATCCAAACGCTGTTGCCCATAGGCATCGCGGTTGAGGATTTCCGCCGCGCTGCTACCCATCGAGGTGCTGAGACCGCGAGCGGCAAATGCCGCGCGCGCAGACTGCGAGGCTTCCCGCTGCTGCTCAGGTGAGAGCGAGCGGCCGAGCGCGAGTTCAGACTCCGCATCACGCTGGAGCTGCGCTTCAATGGCGTTCGGCGCGGACGCCGCTTGCAGCTCCTCGCCGACAACGCCGCGAGCGCGCTGGAGGTATTCGTTGTTGAGGCGACCGGCGAGCTGGTCGGCGGTCCCAAACTGCATGTTGATGTATTGCGGGTAAAGCCGCTTGATCGACTCCTCTTCGGCGGCAATCTGTGCATTGGCCACGCGAATAGACGCGGCGGCCATTTTGTCGTAATCAATCGGCGCCGGTGCGGCTGGCACTGGTTGTGGCGCGGGTGCGCTTGGTCCTTTTCCTCCCATAGTATTATCCTCCTGTTTTCTTAATTAGTTTGTTCCAATCTCTGACCCGAGGCTCAAAGCTCCCACGTCGGCACCAGGCCGCGTAAATCTGCGGCCGTGTCGCCACGCGCATAAACTCCCGCACAGGGTTTGCGCGGCCAGTAGCAGCAGCCAAAGTGACGAACCAACAATTTGGCTCGCCGTCTTCAAAGCGTTCTTCCTCCGCATTCCACCGCAACTCCGAGGCCAGCAGAAAGACTTCTGGCGTGGCATGGACTAAGCCGGACGACAGATGCTCGCCGACTGCGTCCCAGAAGTCTTGCGTCGAGTGCTCGTCCCACCATTGTTTTGCCTTTTGCCATGGGGTCATGCTTAGAACTTGATGCAGTAAAGCAGCGCGATGTTCGCGGGGCGGGTTTCACTGGTTAACCTCGGGGTGCCATTGCTGCCGTCTGACACTGGACCGGACGTATTGCTTGTAACGCCTTGAAATATATTTCCGCCGCCTGTTGCACCAAAAACTGCGGCGCCCATCATTGCTGTTAAGCTGTGAATATGACCTTGGAAGGCGTCTGTTTCTTTGGCTGCAAATGTCTTGCTGTATGTAATGCCATCAATCGTTTGCGACCCGCTACCCCGCACAAATATGCCGCGCAGATCGGGCAGGGCGAAAGTCGTGCTGCCGTCACCGGCGCCGTAGGTTGTGCTGATGGCGGCGAAGAGCGCAGCGTAGGTGCTGCGGCTTACTGCGGTGCCGTCTGCCGCTAACCATCCGGCGGGTGCGCTGTTCATGGCGAAGGCTTGCACAGCGCCTGCGGGCAAGAGCGCCTGTTGAACAGCGGTGACGAGCTGGGCCAGCGCCACCGATGTATTGGGCAACGTCACAGTCTTGCTGCTTAAATCGAGTGTGCCAGCGAGCTTCCCTGCTGTAACAGCCAAGTCCAAAATCTTCGCGGTCGTGACCTCATTGTCAGCAACCGCCACAGTCGGCGCGGCGGCGCTGTTGAGTTTTGAGGGCGTGACAGTCTCGCCACTGACCCAATTATATCCTGCACTTACGTTTGCCATGATTGTTCTCCTTAATTGTTAAGCTGCGTTCCTTGTCTCAGTCGGCGGATTGCTCGGCCCTGCGGCTTCGATTGAGACGTTGCGGATTTCCGGCCGGTTGGCCGTGGTTAGAAATTCAAGTTCGCAGTAATGCGCTTTCTGCCGGATCGGCTGCTTGAGCGTGTAGTCTTCCGCAAGGCCGGACGTGTTGGTCTGTCCCGGCACCAGCGTGATCGTGGCGTCTGGGTTGATCGTGATGGCTTTGACCGTCACCGATCCGGTGTTAGGCAGGACGACATCGGCGAGGCTGCGGACGAAGCGTTTCGTTGTCATACCGATCATGCCGTTGCCCATGCCGTAGCGGCGGGTGACGATGCGGCCAGCGACCGGCGTGATGACGTTAGCCTCCACGTCCGGCGACTGGTCGCCTTCTTCGATCTCATCAAGTAGCATGAGGCGACCGGCCTTGTTGCTGACAAAGAGGCGGCGCTCGTTGGCGCGGGTGGCGACGACGAAGTCATCGACGCCGAAGCCGTAGATGTCCCGCGTCTCCCACTGGTCATTCAAGGCATTGTATAAAAACACACCGTTGTTGTTGTCGGCACCGGCCAGCGGGACGGCGAGGTAGTAGCGGTTGGAATACCAGAGGCCGACCGAGTTCTTGAGCAGGGTGGCGTTGAGGTCATCGAGCTGGTTGGCAATGGGGTCGCTGAGAGGCTTGGTGTCGCCGCGTAACTTGAGGTCAAGGCGGCTGTCGAGGCGGTAGACGCCGCTATCCGAGAGGAAATAGACAAACTGCCCTGCCGTAGCGATGGAGCGGCGGGCGGCGCAACCGACTTCATCGGTGAGGAGTGTGAGCTTGCTGAGAGCGGTGTCGATGGCCGTGCTGGCGCCGTCCACGCTGGCGAACTGATTGACCTCGGCCAGCCAGATGGACTTTCTACAAAAGACGAGGAAGCTGTTTTCCACCCACGGATGGACCGCGACAACGAAGTCATTGCTGCCCGCACCGGCGCGGAAGGACTGCCAGTAGGGATCGTAGGTATTGGCGTCCAAGATATCGCTGATGAGCACGTTGTTCTTGCCGTCAGGAAGGACGAGGCGGTTGTTGACGTAGGTGCCCCAAGGTGTGCTCCGCATGGTCTTGTAGGTGGCCGAGAGTCCGGTCGGCACGCCTGCGGGGCTGCGGACAAAGGATGTCGTGACGCCGTCCCAATAAAGCGGCGCCTTCACGCGGCGGATGGTGCGGCCGCTCGTTGTGGCGTCGGTCGCGGTGCCGCTTGGCACGGTGATCGTGAAAGAGTTCGTTGAGACCGTGGCGATGTCGTATTCCACGCCGTCGAAGGCCGCGACATTGCTCCCCTCGATGCGCACGCGGGCGCCAGCGGGGAATCCGTGGCCGGTCAGATTGACGGTCGCCGTGGTGGACGCCACGGTGATGCCGCCGGTGGTCACGTTCTTGATCACCCATCCGGGGCGCGAGGCATCGGCTTCGCGGAAGAGGTAGAGGCGGTCGTTGGCCTGCGTCATGGAAATCGTGTCGGTCGGCTCGATGACCTCGTCCGGTGATGTCGGGTAGGCCAACTCCTGCGGGAGCACGCTGATGACGATTGTGTCGCCGTTCTCGTCTACGATTTCTTCTCCGGTGTCAGTGACCAGAAAGCCGCCCGCCCAGACACCAGCGAAACTTTGGTTGTCGTCGAGGAGAATAGTGTAAGCACGGTCGCCGCCCGCCAGCACAACGATCTCCGCGCTCTGCACCTGATCGGGCGAGCGGTAGACGCTGGCCGCAAAGATGCCGCCCGCGTAGGTGCTTTGCACGACCGGCGCGTTGGGCGCAGGGTTCAGCACGAAGGGCACCGTGAGCGGCGAGCTGGCCACGCTGATGCCATCCGCCATGCGCTTGGCGCCCTTCCTCGTCACCGCCACGCCACGATCAAGCCGCATGTTCTCCGAGAGCTGGAGCATGCCAGCAGGTAATGCCACCGGATTGATGCGCGAGGCATAGCCTGCGAATCCGGCGTCACCGTCGCGGAGGATGGGGCTTTCTAGGGGCATTTCATTGCGCCAATATGGCGGGCCAGACTTCTTTGATGGCCTGCGGTGAGTCCGGCAATAGCGTTGCCGTCACGTCGCGCAGCTCCTGTTTCTTGGCGGAAATCTCAGCCTGCTTTGCGGCGTCACCGGCCTCAACCGCACGCATAAATTCCACGTCAAGCCGCTCAAGAAGTGGTTTGCGGGCATCGCGCCACTTGTTGCGCCAGATGTCTTTTGCTTTGTCTATGTTAATGATGATGCTCATGGTTGATACTCCCAAGCGTTGCGGAAGGTGCGGTCGGATGGGATCTCCGATGCGTCCACGATTTTGTATGGTTTGCCAGCAGGAATGTCCTTGGCCACGATCTCCTCAATGGTAAGGCCGCATTCAAGTATTGGCGTCACAATGGCAACGCGGCCATCGCCTTGTGGATAGATGATTTTTTTGCTCATAGATTATTGGAATACCGCCACGGAAAACACATTGTCGCCCACCGTCACAAAACTCGCGGAGGTTTGAATAATTTGAACAGAGCCAGCGCTGCTGGTTGAGAAATTTGCCAAACAATTACCCTGACCAGATGCGTGTTGCGGCGTGACAACAACGCTATAGTTTGCCGACGACATGGCCGTGGCAAAATTTAATGTCACATCTCCAACGGCGTTGTCGGTCAAACTGGAAACATTGCCGTTCGCCGTTATTGTGTTTGCTCCGTGGTTCACAAGCGCCCACGCGCGCGCTCCGTAAATCGGCGCTGTTCCAGACTGTGCCCCGCTCAACTTGGCTGCGGTGACGTTGGCATCCGCAATCTTGGCGGTTGTGACGTTGGCATCTGTAATCATCGCCGTGACAACCTTGCTGTTCCCAATCGCCGTAACACCCGCATTGCTGATCGTCACGTCACCAGTCACGGCCACCTTGGTCGCCACATTGCTGCCGTTGCCAACGAGGATGTTGGCGCTGTCGAGGGCAGCGAGCTTGCTGAAGGCAATGGCGGCCGCCGCATCAATGTCCGCGTTGACCAGCCCGCCGCGCACTACAGATGCAGCGACACGCTTGGTCAGTCCGCTCTGCTCAATGACGAACTCGTCGCCGGATGCGAGGGTTGTTGCTTGTGTTAGTTGTCCGATTGTTTTGGCCATGTTAGGCGATGTCCTTTCTTGGGTGTGTTAAAACGTAGCTGACAGTCTTGGCGTTGTTCCTTTTCATCTCGGACTCAACGAGTGCGATGAATGCGGGCCACTGGGCGGGCGGTAGGGTCTGGCAGCCTTCGCTGTTCGTGCGGGCGATTCCGCCGCGATGGATGTTGATGCCGAAGTGGCCGGTTTCTTCCTTGCCGCCATCGCGCTGGACGGTGACCGCATCGCCCTGCACCAGAGCTTTGTAAGGGTTGCCGCTCCGAATGCCGTGCTTGCCCAGTCGGTAGCGGTAGACACCTGACTTGAGGGATGCGTAGCCTTTGCCGACCTTGGGATTCTTTCCGCTGCGGGCCGGATCGACGTTGGCGTTGAAGGCGGCGTGGACATTGGGCGAAACAAGGATGATGGCGTCGTCGTAGATGCCTCGGTCATTCTTGCCAGTCGCGCCCATGCTGTCGCGGTAGTAGCCACGAATGCCGACCAGACACACCGGATCGCTGACGTTGGCAGCCTTGAGCTGCTTCAGCGTCTCATCGCGCTTTTGTTGTGGTCGGCTCTTGGGGATCACTTGGTTGGCTCTTTGACAGTCTTAGGGTCGAAGGTGACGGTGGCCTGCTG